TTCTGAACCTTGACATAGATGATGCCTGACCCAGCGTTTGACCTGGCAACAACCCCCATGTACACCATGTGATTAGGCGCTTGCGGTTTAACATTGGTGACACTACCGGCAGTGCTGCCGAGATACAGAGTGTCGCCAACAGCATATGAAGACGTATTCAGGCCATCAATCGTTCCATGACTAATAATGAATCCAGCTTGACCAGCAGCAATATTCTCTGCGGCGAATCCAAGGGTCTTGGCACTGGTGGCATCAGAGGTGTTATATGCGAGCTTTACTGTTGGTCTGTCACCTTGTGCGCCAAACTGATATACAGCCTGTCCCTTGGTAATCGTTACCGCTTCATCGTTAGTAGCGTAAACATGGATACTCTGACCAAGATGCGCTTCGACATTCCCGCCTAAAATACCTAGCGAGTAAGTGCCGTAATTGACATCCCAGCGCAACTTGCCGACAGCAGTGGTTTCGGTTGCAGACAGATTCAGCTGAAGGGAGTCGGCAGTAGCATCGCCAACAATAATGGCATTAGTGGTGCTGTTGCCTCGTCCAGTGACACTATTGAGAGTATCGGTCTCTGCTGTCAAATACCCAGTGAGGTTAGCCGGGGCAAAGGTGAAAACGCCGGAGAGGTTAGAGTAGGATAGGCTCCCACCCGCACTAGCGGCACTAACAGATACAGACAGATTGGTTAGTTCTATTTTGTCTGTATTGAGGTTTGTGAAGTTTGAATCTACTTCAGTATTCGTCAGGGGCGTTCCCTTGCCCGCCCTAGTAACTATCGTGGACATTGGGAAAGCCCCCTACTGAATATTGATTAAGATGCGGACAGAGTAACAGTCCAGGTGATTTGCAGAGTGTCACTTGCGCCCTTGTTCACTACAGCAAACACGGTACGGCAAAGCATGGTTCCTACGCTTGAAGCATTGAAAATACCAGCCTCAGTGATTGCGCCAGTACCAGTGCCAGCAGCGAAAGATGCAACATATGCAATGGCGTTAGCAGTGACCGTAGTCGAAGTAAGAGCTACACGGGCAACTTCAGCGCCAAGTGCGGTGTTACCAGCAGCAGCAGCAGTGGTTCCAGTACCGATTGCCATGTGACTCATAGCGGTATCGGTGGTGTCTTTCATGCGGCTGGCAATGAATGCCAAACCACTTGTTACTACCAGATTGGGAACCTCGAAAGCCTGCTTGATATTGCCTTCAGCATCTTTCAGGACAACATTCAGCTTGCCGGAGGCTTTAGCTTCAGAATTAAACATATATCACCTCAAAAAGTGCGTTTAACGCCGACATAATCCTCGGCAAAATAGAACGGGTTATCAACATAGCCTTGGTTTAACAAAGTGCCCGAATCCGTGGCTCCAAGTATATCACTTACTACCTTCCCAGCAAATCTCACCGACTCATCTGTAGCCTGAAAGAGACTGGTTATCTGCTTGAAGAACTGAATGGTTTGGTTGTCATCAATGGTAGCCTCGCCACCAATGTCGTCCGTTGCCAAAACAATCTCTTCAATAGATCTCTGATATGCAACTTGAAGGCTGATCTGATCGTTTACAGAGGCGGTAGCAGCATCAAATACCTGTACTGGGCCTCCCTCTGTTAAAGACGCAATATCCAGGATGGAAACTGAATCTGTAAACTGCCTATTATAATTTACTGTCCGAGAGAACTGATCTGTAGCCAAACCCAGATCTTGCAGAGTTCTTACATAGTCTAGCTGGAAACTTAAAGTGTCAGAGGTCTGGGCTGCGTCTGATAAAATCTTAGAAACACCTAACTGATGGAGATCACCTGATCCAACAGTGTCGTTTTTGTTGGTATTGAAGACCTTGGCAGCTGCATCATTTGCAACAGATGTATCATTGAGCCTTTTACCGAAAACCTTAGCAATCAAGTCATTTGCACTAGCAGCATCTACTATTGCTTTTAATGTTCCGGTAATGAAAACGCCAAGAGCAGATTCAGAAATGATAATTCTGCTTTGCTGGATTGCCAGGGTTACCCTGCTTTGCTGTATAGCAGCCAATACCCTATTGGATATAGCCGCCAGTATGTTCATCTTCGACATCAGTAGTCGTCTCGTACCACCAGAGTGATTTCATCGTAGGTGGTCTCAATGTTGCCGGATGTGAAAGTGGTTTCAATCTCACCCAAATACTCGCCAGCACTAATGCTTAAAGCCGCAGAATCAAAGCTGAAGACAGCTTGACCATTCTGGAAATCTGAGCCACCCAGAGCAGTGATGGTCAACAATGCAGTGCTAGTGCCTTTGCGTTTGACCTTTAGCCGAACGGTTGAATTCCTAAGATCAATAACCGCCCCAGTATCCTCGCGGGTCAGCGTGACTTTAAACTGCGAGTTGTTGTCATTGCGTACTAAGTAAACAGTCGTCATAAATCACCCGCACAAATAGATACATGCAATCTGCTTGATCTCAGTCGCAGAAGCAAAGGTCACAGACTCCCTCGCCTTGGCAACCGTCTTTCCTCTGATTATATCATCTGATTGCTTCATTCCCTTACCCTGAATTGAGCTAGTCACGATCAAATCGCCAGCCTCAATATCACCATTCTCCCCGCAGACATTGACCTGACCCTCACCAAGTGAGTTTATAGCAATGACTTTCCTGCCGGTCAAAAGATGGCTGTACAAAGGATTGATTACAACCTCGGAGTCAAATACTCCAGGTGCGGTTTCCTCTCCCTCAATCGTTATGGTAAGGCATGAAGGAATACCTGCTTCATATCCGCTGAAGATGCCAATGGCAGACTGATTTAAGCCGCTTAACCCCATTAGTCCCAAGGTGTTGCTGACTCCGGTTTTAGCTACTATTTCGAGATCAACCATAATATCCCCGATCTCAGGTGAGACAGCGTTATCAATCAGGCCATCGTGAGATCCGGTGAAAGGAGTAATGGTTCCGGTAGCAGTAATATTTCCAGTGACGTACACATCCCCTACTGTTTGCAGAGAGTAGGTGCCATTGCACAAAGAAGCGTTACGGCCAGAATCTTGGAAGAATCCTGCTCGCGTATTGTTAGCCAAAAAGGCAATGGTTCTATGGCTACTTCCACCCAAAACAGTGCTGTTCAAAAAGCCCGCTGCATAGGAGGTTGAAGCGTTATTGGCTTGCTGACCTGCAACTGCGAAACTATCAGCAGCATTGGCAAGTCCAGCTATACCAAAGCCACTAGTTGCTGCCGTCCTGAAGATACCAGCGCCTTGATATCCAGCTACACTGGTTGAGGTTCCCATCTCGAACTGGAACGTACCGCTACCATAAGTCTTGGATGTATTGGACTTGATAGAGCCTACGGTCAATGTATCGGCAGTTATGGCTCCACCGTCAATCAATGTAGTTGAGATATTCCCGTCAACGTCTCTACCTTGAGCCAAGTTGGTAAACGTGACCAAGCCATCGAAGTTAGTCCAAACAAACGGGCCAACAATAGTCTCTGAGTAGGAGCCTCCAAAAGTAGTTTCTTGGAAGGTTGCTCTCACCGCCCAGAACTTGTTATTGGCACCATCTGAACTTGATAACGCCCCAGGATTGAAGCTGGCACTCCAGTTAGCAGTCGAGATTGTCGGTGTGCTGGTAGAGAAGTTGTACGCTATTTCACCAGTAGTCGGTGCGGTCGGAGCAGTCGGACTAGACAGGTTGTAGAAGAAATACACCAACGCATTGCGCGGGCCTGTATCACCTGTTGCACCCGTTGCGCCTGTAGCTCCTGTAGCCCCGTTCTGGAAGGATATAACCGGGCTTGACCATGTAAGAGTAGAGTCAACTCCAGTAGTGCCAGATACAGATGCAACAGCCCTAGATATATATACAGGATCTGTGCCGACCGGAACGCTTACAGACCATAAGGTAGGGGGAGTTAAGGTCTGAGTCGTAAAACTAAAACTACCGCCGGTAGGAGTGGCTGGTGCCGTGGCTGATCTACGGAAAATGCTAAGTTCCGCAACTGACAACCCGTCTGTACCATCTTGGCCTTCTACAAGAAGCGGAGTATCCCAAGTATAGTTTGTTGCTCCCCCTGCCCTCTGACCCACACTAGACCAGATTGGATCAGCGCCAGCAGGTACAGAAGCTACGTCTGAATACCATCCAACAGGAGTTCCGGCAGAAGGGGAGGGCGTAGCAGGCTGAGTGGCAGATCTACGGAAGATGATATCTACAGAATCACCATTAGCGCCTACCAGTGTCGTAACAGATGCCGGGCTGCTGAATGAGGATAGATTGCCGCTGGTATCTTCGGACTTAACCCAATAGTAGTAAAGGGTAGAGTCGAGCAGGCCGTTATCGCTGAATGCTTCGCCGTATACACTTCCTATTTGTGCTGCGGTTCCAGAGGAGTTTGTTGTATTGCGGTAAACCCTGATAAGGCCAATATCCTTTGCTACAGGATTCACCCAGGTCAGCTTCGCACTCTTGATCCCGGCAACTGCTGCTAGACTGGTAGGAGTGTTAGGATTGTCTGTCTTCCCATCCAATAGATAGGTTTCAGTGACCCACTCTCCCTTGATACCAAGGAAGTTGATACAACGAATCCTGATCGTATACTGGATACCCCCAGGAACATTCGAGAACAAATAGGAGTTGCTGGGCGCTTTATATGCTCTGTAGGTAGAATCCGCAGCAGAGGCCAGTTTAGCTTCGATATCAAATTCAACAATATTGGAGTCAGTCGGCGCATCCCAAGTAACGTCAGCATCGACAACAACTGAGCCGTCTGTGTTGATCGTAATCGTTTCAGCAACGCTGATATTCGACACAACGCCAATAATGTAAGGATTGGGCAGGAAGGTGTCAGGATACTGCTGCTGAACAGTGCCTACTTCCCATGTGTATATGGTCGAATCATATTCAAGAAGGGATAGGGTGCAGGTTCCATCCGTGTTAATCGCAATCTCGTCCACTTGGAACGGTTTTGCCACGAACCCCGGTGTTGCATGGGTCACAGTGACAATATCGCCCACAGCCAATTGTAGAGCGTCTGACGTACACTGGAAGCCACACCTCAGAGCATTCCTAGACCTAAGCAGGAAGATTCTAGCCAGATCCCTTGCTTGGTAGTAATTGGTGATGGCGTCTAGTTCGATTTCGTCATACAGGAACACCCCGCCATCTTCCGACAGGTACTGAGATTCCAAGGCAGATCCAGCAGGAGGCCAGATAGCAGCATCGTCCTGCCAGTTGTTGTCTGGGTTAGCGAACTTAACTGTCACCCTGTTGAACTTGTCTTGCTTCGACTCACCCTTGACCGTAATGCCGCCAATGATGTTATCAATGTTGAAGTTCATCACCGTAGACCGGGACTTATCAATCCTCAACTGATATACACCTTGCGAGTAAGGCAGGAATGCTCTCATCGCAAGCAGGAAGCGGTTTACGTTATCGAAGATGGTTTCGCCAGTATCCAAGACAATATTGGACTCAAACAGCTTCCCAGACCCGCCGCCATCGTACAGAGTAACAGATGCGTCACAGTCGTTAGCAGCTTCGGTAAATGCGGCAATATCAATCGCGCTGTAGGGGAGACCTTTGCCGAACCTGGTGTTGGTCAGGTAATCAAGCAAGCACAATGCAGGGTTGTTGCGATAAGCCCAAGTCGTAGGGTCAGTCGAACTCTGTCCAGCCGTTCTAGGATCGTAAACTCTACGCCCGGTAACAACAGCCGTAACTTCAGGTATACCATTGAAGACATTAGGATCGTATTCAAATCGACATGCGATATACGCCACTCCCCTCAGTCTATGATTGGAAGTCCAGCGTTCATTTGATTCACGAAGCAGGGGAGCAGCAACCTGGTCTTCTAACCCTGTATAAATCTGAGTAACAACCTTACCCTGCCACTTTGGATCTGTGATCGGGATATCATCAAGGTGGATATCAGTGATGTTCTCAACTCGACCTTCGCAGAGAACAACGGCAACGTAGAGGTACTTATTGGTAGGAGTTGTAGTCAGCCCAGCATAGATATCAGTATTAGCATCATAGTCGCTGTAATACTGGGTATAGAGAGATGTGTAATCAGGATCTCCCGGCAGAACTTCTCTGCCATCGGAACTCACAAATACCCTAATGCCACCAACCCGCCTCTGACCGTAGATAACCGGGATAGGCTCAACATTGGACTCCTTGTTTACTAGAAGCCCTTTCTGAGTATCTTGCGCTTTCTTAGCTGCCTTCTGCGCCTTTTTAGCCTGGACGTAAGAAGCGCCACCAGAAAAGATTGAAGCTACAACCGCTACAAGCAGCCAATCAATTGCCATTATTGCAGACCCCACTTAATGTCTTTTTGAGTTACAGCCGCAAACTCGAAACCTCTGTCTCCAGAGAAGTGCAACTGCTGGACATTATGATTGGTCTTGCGTCCATTGGTAAGCTCAAAATCCTTCCAATGACTAGCCACATCCACACTAATCGTACTATCGGTGTCAGTATCAGAAATCGTATAACCCGAAATCCTGCCGTCATAGACTAGGATGGGATCTCCGACAATAGCATCAGACGAATCCAGTACAGCTCGCCAGATCCTCGTCCTGGTATCCATGTAATTGGTACTCAAGAACAACGATACATAGGTCTGCTCTACTGCCGAAAGAGTCAAATTGACAGAGTTGATTCTAAGCTCTGCCGACTCATTGAACGTGCCGTAATCAATCAGGTGAACACTGCTGGTATAGGTATTCCCGCCGTAGGAAATGTTCCTAGCCCAATCAGTGATTCTCACAGCAGTGGCAAAGTCGAACTGAACCAGAGTAGCAAGATTAAAGTTATCACTTTGCAGTGCGGTAAGTGTACTTGCGCTGATCGTCCTCATATTGCCTCGACCATATCTACTTCATAGCTGTAGTACAGATCAGTGCCAATCGAGAACTCTTGGACATCGTTGTTCAGTCGAGCAGTAAACGGAACATTGTTGTAGGTGATCTGCTCCGTATTGATAACGGCTGAGACCAGACCTGGGAAGAAGGTCAACGTACCAGCACCTGCCCGATCTGCCGTAATCATGTAGACCTTGGAGTGATTGGCAAACTTGATTAAATCACCTGCTTTCAATGTGCCAGTGATACCAGTGACTGCTAGAGTCGTTGCACCAATTGCTGCGTTAGCACCAGCAGACAAGGTTCCAGTTGCAGTGCCACTCTTGGTCGATACTTCAGGGAGGACGATAGTGAACGTCTCGGCCATCCCCCTTTGCGACATGATAAATGCGTTAACAGGTGCGAACTCAGCCCGACTCAGGGGAGGATAGGAAGCTGTAAACCTGAACCTCTGACCACCAATGTTCCTGACCTGCATACGGCCCGAAATGGTTTGGCTAGACAGGTTGAAATATTCGCTAGTGAATCCAACAGAGTTGAATACAGGTGTTGCAGGGTATGTTCCACTCATGCCAACGATGCCCTTCCACGATTGTTCACTGCCTGGTTAATCATACTGACGATCAATCCTTTGCGCTGCTGCAATAGGCGATCAAAGCCAGTCGTATCATTTGCTTGGATAGTGAAGTTGACAGACACGCCACCCATCCCCTGTCCTTTACTATGATCTATGATGGTTTCATTAGGATGCACGATTGCAGGCATACCGCCGCGACCATCCAGACCACCTGCTCTGATACCCATGCCTGTATAACCACCACCCTCGAAGGATACAGCTTGGACGCCAGCGATAGCACTAAGACCAGTTGCCGCAGCTCTAGCTACCAAAGAGATATTGGCTGGGAATGGAAGTTTGTTAGCTTCAGAGATGGCAACGTGCATGTTCATAATTGCCTGACCAACAGCCAAGCCTTTCTGAACCGCAAGAGCAGCCTGTTGTGCGCGAGTGCCTTCTTTCAGGTTCAATGCCAAGGCTCCGGCAGCAGATGCTAAGTTCCCGGTAACAGCCTCAGAAAGCTCTCTGACCTTCATGTAATGTTCTACATCTGCTTGGAGCTGTTTCTGCAACTGGCCCCTATACCAAGCATCGTATGCCTCTTTATCTTCTTTCTCTTTTGTCCTGAAGCCTGCCAGCGCATCATAAACTACTTGCTCTACCCGAATTGCTTCTTGAGCAGCAGCTAGATCCCTTGCTTCAGCCTGCTTTCTTATACCTTGTTCGGTGTCATAAATGAGTTGTTCGAGAGCAATCTTGTCTTGAGCCGCCTTCTCGTCAGCCTTCCTTTGCTTTTCTAATCTTTTCTGATATGCCTTCCAGCGATCTTCTTCCAGCCTCTGCTCATTCTCAAAGTTCGTTTCTTCCATCATTCTAGCGGCTTGGGCATTGCTTTCACCAAGCTGGGCAAGAAGATTCTGCTGCTCTACCAATGTTTCGTTTTGATCTTTTAATACCCCAGTGAAAGTCCGCGCAGCAGCACTGGCACCCATATAATAATTGCCAGCACGACCTTCATTCAGAATGTCATCCAAGGCAACTTGAGCATCTGCCATGATTTTGAGTTCGGCAGTAAGTTCGGCCAACCTCTCGCGCTGCTCCTCCAGCTTCTCTGCCCTAAAACTTTCGACAAACTCCCTTTGCGCCTCAGTAGCAAATTGCAACTGGTCAGTATATTTCAGAGTTTCTTCGACCAAGTCTTCAGTTGTTTTATCTGCCTCGAACAACCGTGGGACAAGAGCAGTACCAATCAATGCGCCGATAGAAAGGATTGCACCAGCCACAACACCGCTTGGGCCAAATACAGATGCAATCTGCGAACCCTGCTGACCCAAGATGATTCCAAGGTTTTGACCACCCTGTACCTGAACTGCAATATCTTGAATCTGGTAACCAAGCTGCGCCATGCCTGAACGATATCCGCGCAGACTAGCAGTGCCTTGATTGATTGTGGTGTTTACTTTGTCGTTGGCAGAATCATACTTGCGAAGCTGGGCTTCAAGTTGCTTATTAGCAGCAGCAAAGTTCTTCAGCTCATCTTGAGCGTGTTTGAGCGTTGCTGTGAGGTTGTCCTCTGCGCTGAGACTGAGGATTACTTGCGGGTTTGCCACTGAATTTCTCTCTCTTTAATCTTAGAAACGTGAACCAGTGCGTGAATTCTTCTTCCGTCATCTGGTAAATAACTGAGAGAGGCTGACCAAGGGACTGAGCTAGTTCATACATCCAAAATAGCTGAGTGGGCTTTCCTTGGTCATCTATCAGTTTTTTTCCCGTTCTTCCTCGTTCTTGTTAGGAGAAACAAGAATGAAGTTAGCCAGTCTTTGCACCACATCGGGATCTACATTCTTGCGAAGCGCCGAAATGTCCTCAATGGTGAACACCGACTCCCCTTTCTCATCTACCAGACCAAAGATCAAGGAGTAGATCAGGAAAAGAGTAGTATCGCTGTCAGCTCGCTTTGACCACTTTGACTTGTCTTCCAGAGTGAGATTCTTTGCATACAGCGTGACATCCCACTCTGGAACTACAATCTTGCGAACTTCTTTTGCGTTGAAATGTGATACAGCAGTATCAATCAATTTCACGGACTATCCTCGGTTATTACGCTGTTACAGTGCCTTCAGTCAAAGCACCAGTTCCCTGGAAGCTCAAGGATGCCTCTACCAGACCATCATAGGAGGCAGAGATGCTGCGACCGGTGATAAGAACAGTGCCAGACAGCTTGTGGTCACCAGCAGTGTTGCCTTCCATCTGAAAGGACATGGTGACTTCGGAGCCTACCTGCATTGCATTCTGACCAGCGTCAGTGTCGTCAAACAGTACATCGCAAGATCCAGTGAAGGTTTTAAGACTTGCCTTGTAGGTACGGTTTACATCACCCATCGAAGTATCTTCAAGGGTATCCATCGACTGCTCAATAGAGTAGGAACGGATTTCACCAATGATATTGGCACCAACTTTTACTACACCTTCCGAGCCGCTAAACGTAGCCATCTTCTATCTCCTCATCGGATTCATCTTGGATTTCCGCAACCGGAACCCAGCCATAAGACTTCATTGTTTCAAGATCACAGTCCCAGATAGTCTGGGTATCATCACCCTTGATGATTATGACTCTTTTGCCCATTATATCACCTATACAGCAATTGCAGGGTTTCTCTCTTTCGTGTGATAGGTGATCTGTATTTCAATCCTACCCATGAAAGCCGGTTGCTCACCACCCACTTCCCCTGAAGAAGCAAAGGAACTCATGCGAGTATCTTTAGCTAGTCCATTCAGGGTTCGGTCGGCAGTGAGAGCGTTCTGTATCTCAAGAGTGATGTCATCAAGCGTGTCATCGTAATCTGCAACTGCTTTTACAAAGGCTTCTACACGAAGGGTCAGTTCATACTTAACTGTTCTATCCGACCCCATCGTTTCATAAGTCTGGCTTTCATCTTCTGTGTAAATAATGATGCCTGGCAGAGTAGCGTCAGACATGGGGTAATAACGGTGTTTGAATACTCTGTTACCAGTCGTTGAAAGGCCGGTCAACAAGGTGACAACTCGGTTCCTGATCTGCTCCCTGACATGAGCCATTATTGCTTCTCCAGCGTAAGCTCAGTCATCCCAATCCCGTCAGACATGATTACCCGAATCAGATAAGTGGTGCTGCCACGGACGACAGTATCGCCTTCAGCAATGCCTGTGATATCAGAGGTTCGACAAAGGATTCTGGGTTGCTGCATAGAGATGCCGGTGGACATGCCAGCTTCCATCTCCTGATAGATGTTATCAAATATACATTTGACGGTTCTGCTGGAGGATGCAACAGGAGTGAACTTTATATTCTCGCCAAAGTCAGCAAGGAATACCGCCCTGTCTGCTGCCGTTTCAACTGTCATACTTTCCTCGGCCTGCCTCTACGCTTCATCACAACCTCAGACGAAACCTCAAGGCCAACACTGCGGTTCTCGACTACATCTTCATGGAACGGAGCTATACGGCCAATCCCAAGCAGCATATTCGCCTCCTGGGGATCTACCTCAAGAACTACCCCGGACATAATGGGAGTCTTGTTGATGATGCAGTTCTTTAAACAGATGTATTTCATCTTATCCAAATCGTCTCTATGAAACAGCTTAGATAAGACGGGGGGCATGGCCCCCCATCCATTACTGCTTACACGCCATCGTTGCCGTATGCGAAGCTGACAGCGTGACGTACTGCTACGTCTACCGTCTGCAAGGCAACTATACGCACCGTACCAGAGGTCGAGGAGGTATATGGGTCAACAAGGATGTCGAGACCAGCCCACATGCCAATCAGCAGGTCGGAGAAGTTACCGAAATACAGATTGCCAGAAGTAGCCTGGTTGCTGACGATGCCACGGTAGCCGTTAATAGTGCCGCCCGGTTCAACAACGAACTGTGCAGTGCCAGTGGCCTTTTCTTTGGTCTTCAAGCCGCCGTACATGGAAGCAGGCAGGATGTAGGCCAGATTACCCATGAGGGCGTTGTCTTCAGCCAGAGCCGTTTCCAGAGTAACAACTTCAGCGAAGGTCGGAACAGCAGCAGCAAAAGCAGTAACAGTGTTTACACCGCTAGTGCTAAGGATACCCGTGGGCTGACCGCTAGAGCCAGTGCCTTCCAGACCAGCCTTGTCGATTGCCAGAGCCAGAGCCTGTGCCAGATCGTCACGGATCAGTGCTTCTACATCCAGCGAGGACTGAAGCA